GACGCTGGCCATGGCCTCGGCATATAGCCTGGCCTCGTGCGTCTCCTGTGCCGTCACGTGGGTGGGGGTGCTCATGGTGGGGCTCCTTTCAGGGGTTAGGGGTTGGGGGTTGGTTCTTAACTACGCCACGGATGGTGCGATAGAAGTGGGAGTAGGACGCCGCCGACTCGGGCTCCCCCCGCTGCGCCGCGTCGACAGCTAGCCAGGCGAGGTCCTCCGCCGTCGCCATCCCGCGCCGCTCGCACGGCGCGCCCCACTCAGTCAGCGCGGCGCGCTCCACCGCCGCCATCGCCTCGCGGGCGCGGTCCGCCGCCTGCACTGTGGCCACCCAATCGCCGCCGGTCCGCGCGCCCTGAGTGAGCCAGTACGCCTCGCGGATCGCAGACAAGCCGATCGCGGCGCGGATCGCGTCATAGAGCTGGTGCAGGGGGGAGGTCCAGTTCAGACCAAAGGGCCGCGCGCGAGAACACGCCTTTAGGGCGTGGTCCGACGCCGCCTGCAGGTCTCCGCGCTCCGTCGCCGCCATCGCCTCGCGGGCGTGGTCCGTCGCGGCGGAGACATCGGCGACACACTGCGCCCAGAACTCGCGGTCGCAGGGTTCCTGGTCCTCGACGGCGGGGCCGACCCATTCGGCCAGGGTCCCTTGATACGCCTCGCGGATCTGGGTGAGGTTGGGGGTAGGGGTGCTCATGGTGGGGCTCATGGTGTCTCCTGGGAAGCGAGCCGGCGCATTGCGCCGGCTCAGGATTAGGGTTGGGGGTCGGGGGTCAGGCTCAATAGTTCGATGATAATATCCTCACCATCACCCAGAGTCAATAGCTTTGGTCATGCGACGATCGCCCGGGTAGATGCAATCGCCGTGCCAATAGCTAACCCATTGAAATTGCTCGAAACGCCAAGTTGTGGGGTGTAAAAATCATTGACGCTAAAACGGGACTTATTATCCCAAACACTGTGTAATCAAGGACTTACGCTATAAAAAAACCAGACACCCGTTATGTAAAGAGGATTGACATATCACCACACCAGAGCAAATAACCTGCAATATCAATGGGTTGCGCGGCCCTGGCGCTGTCAACGATATGGACACATGGAATTGCGGGTGGATGGGTTGCATCCCCTCGGCAAGTTGCGTCACTATCCGCGCGTCGAGTCACTGCGACATGATGGCGTGTATCCATCAGCACCCATCGCCCCCCGGCGGGATCAGGGGCTAGGGCCCTACCTCTAGCTATGTGACCCGGTCCTCCGGGGGGCGAGCAGTCCAGGAGGGATCAATGGAGGACGCTCGCGGTCCGCTGGTGATCGTGCGCGGCGTCGAGAGCGCCCGCGCCATTCGCGACGCGACAGGGTGGCAGACGCTCTGCACGCGCGCGACCTCGGCGGCGATGGCGTCGCTGACCCCTCCCACGTGGGCGCGCGACGTCCTGATCGCCGCCGACCGCGACGGGACCCACGCCAGTGAGTGGGCGGCAGAGAGGCTCGCCAGGCGGCTCTCGGGGCAGGGGGTGCGTGTGAGGATCGCCATGCCCGACGGGCCGATCCCAGAGGGGATCTCGCGGATCACGTTCGGCGGCGAGTCCGCCGACGCCGTGCGTGAGTCGATGCAGGGGGCCAGGGAGTGGATACCCGCCCCCGTCGAGTCTCGGACCACACGCCTAGCCCATCAGCTCAGCAGCGGCGCCGCGTCAGTGAGCCGATATTTCGCGACGGCTCCGAAACCCATGCCGTGGATTTTCGACGGCCTCGTGCCGCGTGGTGTGGTCGGGCTAGTCGTTGCGGCTGGCGGGACCGGCAAGGGATTCCTGACTCTGCATATGGCTATCCGGGCAGCTCTAGGCCATGCGTTCTGTGGGCATGCGTCACCCGGGCCACAGGACGTGCTCATGCTCGGATGGGAGGATGCTGATCACACCCTGCACCAGCGATTCCTCGACTCTGTCGCGCAGTCCTACCCTGCGATTACCGCAGAGGAACGGCAGACATTATCCGATCATCTGGACATATGGCCCGTCGGCGGCGAGGGATATTATCTCGACCATCTAGTCGAGGTCCTCTCTGCATCACGACATCGCGACATGATCGTTCTAGATCCGTTGAAATTATTCCTCGATCCGGGCATGGATATCATGGATGAATCGGATGCTACGACACTCCACCGCCAGCTCGGTGCCGTCCTCGCAGCGCACCGTTATTCGACTACGATTCTGATCTGTCACCACGTGCCAAAAAACGTCCAGATATCGGGCCAGCAGCTCTCCCAGTCTGCGGTCGGCGGCGCGGTCGCGGTGGTGGATCTCGCCAGGCTATCGATCCATTGCAGGACCATCCCCACAACAGAAATCACCAAACGCGGGCTGGATCCATCGGAGTCATATGTCGAGATCGCCGCCGCGAAAACAAACTATTCCGCGAGAATTCCGTCGCGCATTCTGTTCCGCCGCGGTCGCGGTGGCGCCCTCGTCGAGGTGCAGTCGCCGACCCCCGTGGACGTGGACCGATCTCCGTAGGGCAGTCGAGGTCGTGCATCTCAGCGGACAGGGCGCGCCGTCCGAGATTAGACGAGCGACTCGATACTGTTAAACTTTCCGACAGTTTCAGTCATGTGTCCGATGTCGGAGATAAGTCGTTGATTTCAAATGGGAATATTTCCGACCGTGGCGATTATCGACAGACTCCCGTTTCCAGAAATTCAAACTCTGAAAAATCAAAGACTTAGATTTCCTTGATTCCGGGCCGAATAATGGGGGGGAGACCCCCCCCCATAAGGGGGGGGGATCCCCCGCCCCATTATTCGGGGTCCCGAGGCTGACGCCTCGGGACCTAGGTCCTAGCGCGTCACGTCTCCCACCTCCAGACGCTACCGATCCGTCCCCGTCGTTCGCGTCTGGATGTGGCAGACGAGACGCTAGGCTGGGGAGGATCCACCCATGCCAGAGACAGCGTCCTACTAGCTGGGGCAGTGATGGTCTCACAGAATGCCCTAGGATCGATCCGAGCCGTCGAGGCTAGCCCATGACATGGCTCGCACCCCTCGGATCGATCCTAGGCCCATTCCGCTGCCAAAATGGGGCATCTGCGACGTACGGGAGACTGGCTCATGGCGACAAGAGCCGATTTAGGGCGTCTCTGGCGGTCCGCGCGGGATCAATTCGGTGACCTCACCGATATGATGCGGCGACTGCCGGGGGACGTGTCCCGTTAGGTCACGGGACACGAGTCACCTCTAAGCAAATAGATTACGGGTTGACACCACGTCGTGCTCGCCCTGGGGGTCGACCCCGACAGGCATAGCACCAGCGACTAGACGCATGACGAGAAACGTGTAGAGTATCGGACTATGGGAAGACCGCTCATTAAAGTCGATCCAGAGGTAGTCAAATCTCTCGCACAAATCCAATGCACCGATGAAGAGATATCCTCTGTCGTGGGGTGTGATGACACCACGCTACGACGACGTTTTGCGCGTATATTAAAAGAGGGGCGCGCCATCGGTAAATGTAGCCTCAGACGGCAGCAATGGAAGATCGCATTCAGCGAGGGATCCGGCCGGGCTGCGGCGGCGATATGGCTTGGAAAGGTCATCCTACATCAGCGCGAGATGGTGCCGATTGACGACACTCCAGCGTCTCAGCGCGCGGCGGATATCATCACTGCACTGCGCGCGATCCAGGCGTTGGAGGATGGCAAATCACAGTGACATGTGGCGTGGATCAACGATGCCTGAGTCCATGATCCTCACGCCTCGATGGTATCCTCTCAGGCCTCACGCTGAGCAGTTGCGGCTCCTCACCGCTACGTCACGGTTCCGGGTCGTCGCGTGCGGCAGGCGATCCGGGAAAACAGAGCTAGCGAAACGCTACGGAGTGAAACTCGCACTCAGCGAATCCATATGGACTGATGCACGATTCGGCTTTGGTGCGCCGACTAGGCAGCAAGCCAAAGAATTATTTTGGCTCGACTTGAAGCGCCTAATGCCCCCGCGATTCATGTCGCGTCGACCATCCGAGAGTGAGCTCAGGATCGACCTGATTAATGGTGCGAGTCTGCAGGTGTGTGGGCTGGATCGGCCGCAGCGTATTGAGGGCCGGCCGTGGAACTGGTTCGCCATCGACGAGATCGATGATTGCCGGCCGGAGACATGGGAAGAGGCCATCCGCCCCGCACTGTCCGATCGCGCAGGAGGTGCATGGTTTACTGGGGTCCCCAATGGTCGCGGATTCCTCTATCGGCTCAAATGCCGCGCGGAGAATCGCGAGGGATGGTCCTATCACTGGTGGCCATCTGCGGATATTCTCTCGGCGTCCGAGATTGAGGACGCGAAACGCGACCTCGATCCGCGAACATTCAGGCAAGAATACGAGGCAAGCTTCGAGCTGTCCTCGGGTCGTGTGTGCTATGCATTCGATCGCGCGGAAAATGTGCGTGAGTTTACCGTGCCGGAGTCTGTTCGGTGGCATGCGTGCATGGATTTTAATGTCCACCCTATGACCGCAGCGTGCGGGTGGGTCGATGGTGAAACGATCTACGTTTGGCAGGATTGGCATGTACCTACAGCATCCACCTATGAGGTCGGATCACGCATCCTTGGTGTGACCGGAAAACGCGCGATCATGTTCCCCGATCCGTCGGGTATGCACCGCGATACGCGCAGCGGGACCAATGACCATGAGATCCTGCGAGAGCTTGGATTCAAAATCCGCGCGCGGCCCGCGTGCCCGTCACCGCGATCGCGAAACAATGCGCTCAACTCACGGCTATGCTCAGCCGCAGGCGTACGACGAATGATTATTCATCCGCGATGTCAGCACCTGATTGATGCGCTCGAAGGGCTGCTCTATAAAAATGGCGAGGAAGAAAAAAACGATTATCAGCACATCGTATCCGCACTAGGATTCTGGGCAGAGAATCTATTCCCGATTCGGCCACGCAAAACATTTCAGGGGGTGAAGTTCTGATGGCCAATAATTTCATGGCAGAGCATCCGTGGTATGCGAAACGGAAGTCGATCTGGCGGTATAACCTCGCGAGCCTCGCAGGCGGCCGAGCCATGGTCGATGGCGGATATCTCGACCCGTCGGCAATCGAGGGTGAGGCGTCATTCGATCGCAGAAAGAGGCGATCAATGCGCCTCTATAAGAATCTTTTGCGATCTGGTCTACGCATCTATGAGGGGCAGATATTCCGCATCGAGCCGGTGCGCGTGATCCCTGAGCGCATCTCGGGCATGGTGGATGATGTCGATCTACAGGGCACGGATGCGCAGCCGTTTTTCGCGTCGGTCACCTCGGATGCGCAGGTCACAGGCCAGTCTTACGTCCTCGTCGACTCGCCCGCCCTACCCCCAGGGACCACACAGATGCAGGCGCAGCAAGGGCGGCTGCGGCCCTATTTCGAGCACGTCCCCACGCTCGCGCTGATTGACTGGGAGGTCGAGACCCTTTCGCCGGCGCGCCGCGGGCAGCTCAACTATGCCGTGATCGCTGATGAGATCTATGCACCCACCGCATCGCCGTTCGCATTGCATGATCCAATCAGCAGGATCCGGGTCTGGACAACGGACGAATGGTTTGTGTTTACGCGTGGTGCGGCGGATGCCACCCACACACTCGATAGCCAGGGATCGCATTCCCTCGGGCGTGTGCCACTGGTGCCATTCTATGATCAGCGCATCGCGCCCATGCAGGGGCAGACGATCTCCGACGACATCGCACTCCAGGCCGATGCTCTGTGGCAGTACCGCAGCGTGCGCGATGAGTCGCTGTATACCCATGGGATTCAACAGCTCGTTTTGTCGTCCGATTCGGGTGATATTAAAGAGTTGGATTTTTCCGCATCGCGCGCAATCCCGATTGGCGCGAATGATACGCTCGACTATCTGCGACCCTCGGAGGTGGTCTACTCGGCCTATAGCGATGTGGCAACCGAGATCATCGAGGATGTTGCCGACTTAATCTTCGCCCGGTCGTCTCGCCAACTACCTACTGGGCAGGTGGAAAGCGCAGACAAACGGCGCAGTGACCGTGAGGAATTCGTCGCGATTCTCGAAGAGAAAGCCTCGAATTTCGAAGAGTCTGAGGCCGAGTGTTGGCGTCTCGCTAATCTGTGGGCAGGGGGTACCGATGGCGATGAGATCTCGGTCGCCTATAATCGCGACTACGAGTCAGTCGATACCCTGGCGGACGAATGGGTGCAGCGCATCGCCGAGGGTGTGGCTAGCCGGGTCGAGTGGTACCAGGAGATCCACCCGGGAGTGAGCACAGAGGATGCCGCGATCGCCGTAGCCGCGAATGCCGCACAGCGTGGGTCGCCGGTGCGCGACGTGCTCAATGGGTTGGTCTAACGATGGCTGAAAACTTTTCCGGCATTATCTCATTCACCGCATCCTCGGCAGATGAATTATCTGCCGAGTTGGTGCGCGTGAGTAAACGACTATCGCGGATACTCGACATTCAATTCGCATCCTACGATATCCGCAACGGGAGATTCTTAAGGTCGGCAGAAAATATCGGTCGACTCGTCGATGCGCGTGAGCAGGTGCAGGATGCGATTGTCGAATCGGGCTACCCTAAGGCAATCAAAAAATACGTCGCAAAGGTTCCCGGTTTACAGGCCAAAGTACTCTACGCATGGCGCAACCTTGGATTGCAGCCTGCATTCCGCACGGTGGACATTGAGGCAATCAAAATCATTCGCGGCGCCGTTCTCGACACATTCGCCAACATCTCCGATCAGGGCGCCGATATCATCCGCAGCAATCTCATCCAGGCCGTGACGAGTGGGAGAAGTTACCGCGAGTTCA